TGCCGGAACCCTGATATTCGACCAGCGCGAGAAGTTGGCGGCAGAAGCCCTGAAAGAGGGCGCGGACTACATTCTGTGGATAGATGCAGACATGAGGTTCCCCAAGAACACGATAGAAGTCTTGCTGGCGCACGACAAGCCCATCGTTGGGGTGAACGCTACAACGAGAACCTCGCCGGTCAGACCTACGGCAAAGAACCTAGAGATTGACTTTGAGAAGAAAGAGAATCATTGGATTCCAATCGTCTCTAAAGACAAGACGCACCTAGAGTGCGTGACCGCAATTGGTTGCGGGGTGATGATGGTCAAGCGGGAGGTGTTTGAGAACACTCCTAGACCGTGGTTCTGGTTCGAGAAGATACCTGGCGACAAGTTGTTAGGCGAGGACGTGTACTTCTGCATCAAGGCAAAAGACGCAGGATTCGATACTTATTTAGACCACCACCTGTCCAACGCAATTGGGCACGTTGGGTCTTACACTTATTCATGGAACGACTACAATGGCCCTAGCGACTTACAGCGACCTCCAGACATCGGTAGCGAACTACCTCGGACGGAGTGACCTTACCAGCCAGATTCCCGACTTTATCAGCCTAGCGGAGTTGCGCCTAGCACGTGACATTCGTACCCGCAGGATGCTGAAAACGGCCACGGCAAATATGACCGTAGGCGACCCGACGGTAGGACTGCCAAGCGACTTTCTCTCCATCCGTGACGTGTTTATCCAAGGACTTCCGAGAACGGTAGTCACCTACAACTCCCCAAGTATTTTTTCTAGCAACGCCCGCGCAGACCAAGTTGGACTGCCGGTGTTCTACACCATGCGGGGCAACGAGTTAGAGTTTGCGCCCAAGCCCGATAGTGCCTACGTCTTGCAGATGCTTTACTACTTCAAGCCCGTGGTGCTGTCGTCAGGCAATACTAGCAACGAGTTCTTGGCTAACTACCCAGACGCGCTGCTCTACGCAAGCCTCCTAGAGGCAGAGCCGTACCTTATGAACGACCCGCGTACACAAACGTGGTCGAGCCTGTACAACCAAGCAATTACAAGAATCAACACCTCAGACGAGGAAAGTGAGTTTTCTGGTGTTCCCTTAGTTATGACCGTTACAACGAGGTAATCAAATGGCAGAATTTAGCAACTACTTAGAGAACAAAGTCCTAGACCACGTTCTCCGCAATGTTTCTTATAGTTCACCCACGACAGTCTATGTCGGTCTCTACACAACAGACCCAACGGACGCTGGTTCGGGTACGGAAGTAACTGGTGGCTCCTATGCCCGCCAAAGCCTGTCCGTGACCACAGCTTCTGGTGGAATCGTTACCTCTAGCGCGGACGTTACCTTCCCACAGGCTACGGCTTCTTGGGGTTCCGTGGGCTACATCGGGATTTCGGACGCGCTTGCTAGCGGCAACCTGCTCATGCACACAGCCTTGACGACTGCCAAGACAATCGACTCTGGCGACATTCTCAAGATTACTTCTGGCAACCTTACGGTAACGCTTGACTAATGGCCTTCGTCCTTAAAGACCGCGTAAAGGAAACCTCGACCACGACAGGTACGGGGACGATTACGCTAGCTGGAGCGTCTGTTGGCTACCAGGGGTTCTCTACCATTGGAAATGCAAATACCACGTTCTACTCCATTGTGATGGGGTCGGAGTGGGAAAACGGTATTGGGACATACACCTCGTCTGGGTCAACCCTGTCACGCGATACCGTACTGTCGTCTTCTAACAGCGGAAACAAGGTCGATTTCTCTGCCGGAACAAAAGACGTATTTATCAACTACCCAGCAGGTCTAGCCGCGGCTTACGATACGCCTAGCCAATCAACAGGTGTTTTCCACGTCCCAATAGGAACCACAGCACAACGTCCAACTGGTGCTACTGGGATGATTCGTTACAACACAACAGAATCGCAGTACGAGGTTTATAGTGGTACTGCGTGGAATCAATTAACGCAAACTCCTTACACATACTCTGTTAGTTACCTAGTAGTGGCTGGTGGAGGCGGCGGTGGGGCTGGCGATGCTGGTGGCGGCGGCGCTGGTGGTTTCCGCACAGGTACAGGATTCAGCATAAGCGCTGGCACTTCTTATACCGTTACGGTTGGTGCTGGTGGCGTTGGTGGTACTGGAGGCAGCCCTAGCTCAACCGCAGATTCTGTTAATGGTAATAATTCTGTATTTTCTACAATCACTTCTGCCGGTGGTGGTCGTGGAGGCACTCAAAATTTTCCAAATTCCGGTAGTGATGGGGGTTCGGGTGGCGGTGGCCGTTCAGCCAGCGGCGGTCTTGGAAATACACCTTCTGTGTCCCCATCGCAAGGAAGCAACGGTGGAACCGGAAGTGGAAGCGGGCCGAACTATGGGTCAGGCGGTGGTGGCGGTGCTTCGGCTGTTGGCGCAAATGGAACTTCAACTGCTGCTGGAAATGGCGGTAATGGAACAGCGTCATCAATCAGCGGCTCATCCGTAACCTACGCTGGCGGTGGAGGCGGCGGGACATACGAGGCCGGCGGTACTGCTGGAAATGGTGGTACTGGTGGCGGCGGTAACGGTTCAAATTCTGGTGCTGCTACGTCTGGAACTGCAAACACAGGCGGAGGTGGTGGAGGTGGACATCAGACAAACTCTACGTCCTTTAGTGGGGGTTCAGGCGGCTCTGGTGTAGTCATCATTAGTTACGCTGGCTCGCAACGAGGAACAGGCGGCACAGTAACTACTAGCGGTGGTAACACTATTCATACGTTTACAACATCAGGGACATATACAGCATGAGTCACTTTGCACGAGTTACTGCACAGGGCATTGTTGAACAGGTCATTGTTGCTGAACAAGACTTTATTGATACGTTGTCTGATAAAACATCTTGGATTCAGACTTCCTACAACACCCGTGGCGGCGTTCACTTATTAGGAGGCACACCGCTGCGTAAGAACTATGCTGGCGTAGGCTACACCTACGATTCTGTACGGGATGCGTTCATACCACCAAAGCCGTATGCGTCTTGGGTACTGAACGAAAACACTTGTTTGTGGGATGCGCCAACGCCTTGCCCAACAGACGGAAAAATTTACAATTGGGACGAGAATACTCAGCAATGGGTTGAGACAGGAGCCTAAATAATGTTCGGATTCGCGCCACTAGGTTCAGGAGTGCTTGGCGAGTCCTTTGCTCCGACAGCAAATGTTGAAACAGCCCAAGCCTTAATCACAGCCAATGGACAAGTATCTGCAAGCAGTACGGTATTGTATACGGCTCAAGGCGCGATTAGCGGTATTGGAACCGTATCAGCAAGTGGCAGTCTTGTTAGGTTAGTCGGCGCAATTATTACCTCCTCTGGTGAGGTTGTTGCCGTAGCGCAACGCACAAGAACGGTTGATGGTAGTATTACCGCCAACGGACAAGTAAGTGCGTTAGCAAACAGAGTTTCAAGTGTTATTGGCAGTATCTCTGCCGCAGGTTCAGTAAATGCTGTTGCGGCGCGTTTACGGGACGTTGTAGGGGCGATTAACGCCTCGGGCAACCTAGTATCAGACGCGGTAAGACTTCGCCTTGTAGACGGTTCTATAACGGCAGAAGGGTTCCTGGCCGCAAGCGCAGGGTTCGAGTTTGAGGTTCACGCGGATGTTGTGGCTACTGGTACTCTGAACGCCCTAGCGGGGATTATTTACACAGCTTCTGGGCAGGTGGCAAGCAACGGACAGCTTACCTGCACGCTTTACAAGTTTGGCGAGGAGTGGGTCTTAGTACCTGACCAGCCAAACACATGGACTGCCGCGAATTTCCAAAGCGACACATGGACACAGGCATCAACCAGTTCGGACACATGGACACCAATTAACGCCCAAAACGATATTTGGACACAACAATCTTCGGGAAGTAACACATGGCAATAACAAGAGTTACCTTTGGAGAGTGGCTACCTGACCAGCCAGGGGTTATCGGTGCGCTGACCACGGCCAAGAACTGCTACCCGAGAGCCGTTGGCTACGGGCCGTTTCCGACAGAGGAAGATTATTCCGACTCGGCAGCACAGAGCCTGACAAACGTGGTGGCCGCAAGGGATGTGGCTGGAACCACCAAGGTCTTTGCCTCTGGCACAACCCGTCTTTATAGATTGGATTCGTCTGACTTCTCGCTAGACGACGTGTCGGCAACGACCTACACCAGCGCGACTATGTGGAAGTTCACCCAGTTTGGCAACAAGGTAATCGGCGCAACAGAGGCGCATACCCTGCAAGCCTACGACCTAACGACAACGGTAAACTTTGCCAATCTGTCCTCGGACGCGCCCAAGGCTAAGTTTGTGACCGTGGTGCGGGACTTCGTGGTTACTGGGTATCAGACAGACAACCCAACCCGAGTGC